CTATACAGCTAATTTTACTCCACCTACCCGTAATTCTGCTATGATAAATAATGGTGTTAATGCGTGGGCGGTAGGTAGGCAAACAAGTCAAACACAAATAAATAGTCCTTATCTAAACAGCCCACCATTAATAGGAGACAACTAATAAATTATGCCACTAAGAATAAGAGTACCTAGAATAGCATCACCCGCTGCACCAAGCACATCATCAATATTTCACATCAAAGTATCAGGCACATGGAAACAAGCAATAACATGGATAAAGGTATCAGGGGTTTGGAAACAAGCAACACCTTTTGTAAAGATAGGAGGAGGGTTTAAATAATGCCAATAACTAAACTACAAGCAGACCAACTTAACGTAACCGCAGGCACTAATTTAGCAACGGTTGGAAGTAATTTTATTTATGAGCAGGACTTTTATGCGCAAGCTATTCCTGACGGATTAACCACTTACAATTCAGGTGCGGGGGCGGGGTTTTCCTACTCTAACACAATGGTTGAGGGTCGACCCGGCTTTGCATATCCAAGTCCTGGTACTTCTTCGGGGGCTTTCTCAGGACGTGCGCATATCTGCCCAATTATGGATACAGGACCGACGACAGGATGGACGGTTGACGCGGGCGAGTTGGACATGACTTTTATAGTTCAAACGGCTTCTATTTCCCAAACGGGGACGGAGGACTTCTTTGATATATTTGGGCTGTCCAATGCATTTAACGACCCTAACCCAAACAACAGCGTAGCAATTACTCGCCAACAAGGCGTGAACTCAGGCAATTGGATTTTTAGATATAGAACAACCTCAAACCAAGTAACAATTAATGGGAGTTCAGGCACAGCCACTTCGACATGGTTTGTGCTAAGATTTAAGATTTCCGCTTCAACACATCTTTGTGAGTTTTGGATTAACGGGGTTAGCCAAGGTACGGGAACACCATCCACAAAAATCACAGCGACAAATCACGCAGCATTATATTTGGGCATTGTTAAGGTTGCAAGCGCAGGCGGAGAGCCAAGACCAAGATGGGATTATTTTAGAGTACAACAAAACTTAAACAGAAACACATGATAAATATTAAACCTATAAATTTAGGGCTTTCAGTAGCCAATGGGGTAGATTGGTACATCCCTAATTACAAGTCAAATTTAGGCGAGGCTTTATACCTTGTTGCAACCCTTTATAAAGATGGCGAACCGATTAAAAATTGGAATGATAGCTCCATTGGGTTAAGGCTTGGCATCCCGATTGAAGTGCAGAATAATTGGGGCGAAGACGACACGGTAATTGATGACTTTGTTTTACAAGCAATTGGAGCAACTCGTGAATGATTTAATAATGGAATCGCCCAAAAATATAGAAGCAAACAACTGGATAAGATGGGCGGTAGGTATATTTTCAACCGTTATACTTTCCCTTGTCATTCACATCGGCAACGAAGGCAGCGAACTTAAAAAAAGACTCGCAACTATTGAGGTGGTGCAAGCCGCGCATCAAGAAAACCAACGGATAACCGAAAAGAAGATAGATAGAATTGAAAGCAAGATAGATATTTTGATAGAAAAGAAATGAACTACTACAATTACATATCGGGAGGGATGACCCCCGAACACCTACTCGCGGCACTATCATTTGCTGCTATGGGTTGGTTTGTTTATAAAGGTATTACCGCAGCTACAAGAAAAAAGAGCAGCCATAGAACACCCGTAAGATGGTCATGGACATTTTGGCTACGTGACAATTGGAAAGAGGCTATTTTACACGCGGTAATAATGTTTGCGCTTGTTCGCTTTGCGGCTGAGATTTTGGCAAAGACTGGCGTAGATAGCGAGGTAATCAATAGCGAAGACCCTATGTGGATTTACCTACTTGTGGGCATCCTTAAATCTTGGTTGCTTGACTATTGGAAAAAGCGGGCGTAGCGCAAAGCCTACCTATTTGGGTGGATTGGCGATATAGTAGCGCAAAGCCGCAAGTTAGGCGAAATGCCCCTTTAACTCTTCGTTTCTAATTTCGGCTTTCTTTGCAAAATCATAGTCATATAATGCTTTCGTTGTGCAATCAGCACATAGTCCATCAAACATATTTCTATTAACAGTTCCATGCTTCGTATTACAACCACTACATAAGGCACTATCGCCTAACAGCACATTTGCAATAAGCGGGTTTTCGTGGTTTAATGATGTTTCGTGTTCCATGTTTATATTTGTTTTTAAGTTAATGTTTCTGCTTCTAAATCCCGCCCATCGCAAATCTGCGGAGCGTTATCCTATCAATACAAAATCCATCACATATCCATTCGGGAACATCTTAGCCCACACACTCCAATACTTGTCAGGCACTACCATACAACCTGCAGACCACCTTTCAATAATTGAACCAAGCCCGCCTCTGTGCAAGTTAATGCCGTATTTACCCGTAGTTTGTATGCCTTGATTTATTACGTTGTCCTTATTCCCATCGCGGTAAATTTTCATAGGCTCTATCTGTCTGAAAAAGGGCATAGATAACCAAAGTGTTTTCCAATTGGAGGACGTGTTGAACACATGGCTATTCTTTACAATTTGATTTTCAACCGCAATTGCAGTGCCAGTGATACCGCCCACCGTGAGAGGATTCATAACATAGTGCCTTCCTGCTGTGGTGGAGCATGGTGCGCATTCGATTAGATTGTCATCATAAAACAACACGGCAAAGTCATCGTAGGTGTTTGTAAGGGAGTAATCCGTGCGGATGTACACTATTTGCTTTCTCTTAGGCAAGGTGTAATTTAACCTGCTCAATTTAGCCGTCACGTAAGCCGTTAACTTTGTTTTCGTGTCGTTGCCGTACTTGCCGTCTACATCGGTTTTGAATCCGTTGTCGCAGAGGAATTGCTGAAGGCGTTTTATTTCTTGTGGTGTCATAGTTTTTCAATTTCTTGTTTAACTTCTTGCCAATAATTGTTTGTTCCTTTACCTGTTTGCATTATCCAAACATTGTTTTGTTCAATAATTAATTCAAGTGCTGCTAAGGCACATTTTTTCGCATCTTTTTTTATCCTTTGATTGCGATATTTATCGTTAGGTGGATACCATTTTAAATCTGAAACAAAATCATACTCTAAAATAATTGTGTATTTTAAAATCATTGCGGCTGCTTTCTCTTGTGGTGTCATTTTATTATCATTATAGCCCCTACCAACCCCGCTGCAAAGTGTCCGATTTTGGCAATCCTTTTACCGCGTTTCTGTTTAGTGCTTAGTTGTTCGTTCTTTTTAATTAGGTTTGAAATTCTGTCTGTCTTTATGCTGTCAAGTTTTAAGGCTTCCTGAATCCAAAGCGAATCCTTTTCCCATTTGTTCTGATATTCGTTAACAAGGGCAGCGTTGAGTTGCCCGCTGAGTAATTGTCTAACCACCTCGCGCTGGCAGCCTTCTTTTCCTGCACTATCTGTGAAGCTTCTGCAAAGGTTATCCCATGTTGAATCATATACCCATCGTGTGTGGCTATCAGTAATATACCTAAATCGCTGTCTGATTTTGTAGATGGTGTCTGTTCGGGTGTATCTGAGTCGGAGTGTATCATGCTTAGTAATTGTATGTGGTGTTTGTTCTGTATTCTCGGCAACGATAAAGATGATCATTGCAAGGGCTACGATAATGGCAATAACGGCTACTTTCATTTCTCGTATGTTTTAGCGGTTCCGCCCCTTGTTTCCCATACCTTTAAAGGCTCGCACACCACAGCCACACCGTCTATAATTTTAACGGACGCAATGTAATCCCGTGGGTATTTAAAGTTCGTCTGAATTACTCCGTTTGAATCGTAAAAACCAATTAACGGGTATACCTCATCCCCTACTTTTGCTTTATCTTTGTTAATGACTGCTTGCACGAATGCAAACTAAGGGGTAATATTTGAGATATGCAATAGTGAAACGTTATTTGGAATCATTCTAAATTACACAAAATGCTTGCAGAAATAAAAAACCGTTGTACATTTGTGGCATACTTAACGACATGAACATAACAGCAAACAAAAGCAAACGTACTTTTACCATCCGTAAGAATGGCAGCAAGTACCGCACAACACGCATGAGCAAACAAGAGTTTGAAACTTGCTTGTACAACACCCTAAGTGATTGGGATAATTTTCTAAATTCAAATCAATATTACATAGTAAAATGATAACCGCTAATTTTGAAATCCGCGAGTGGAAAGATGGGGACGCTGAAGCCGTTGCCCGTTCCAAAAAGTACTGGGCAATTCAGCGCAACCGCGTGTCACGTGCTATCGAAATGAAAGAAAGAAACAAGGTTGAACAATGGGCATCTAATCAAGTAAGGATGTATTATGAAAGCAAGTGATTTGAGGGTTGGGAATTGGGTTTCCAAGCATGGGGAATATTATCAGATAACATCTGCGACAATAGTTAGTTTAGAACGCGGTGAATCAGATGCAGAACCTATCCCACTAACTGAGGAATGGCTTTTGAAGTTCGGGTTTGAGAAACGCGGTATTTATTATCATTTTCCAAAACACGATATTTTCAAATTAGAACAGTATAAACTTAAAAATGCTTATTGGTTAAGATATTATACTGAGTCTATTGATTGTGTTAGGATTAATTCAGTTCACGAATTACAGAACCTTTACCACGCACTAACTGGAGAGGAGTTAACACATGGCAAGTGAAATGGGATACGTTGCAGGCGCGGCAGCATTGCTGCTAATTGCTATCCTCGGCTTTGCCATTTGGATAATCATTAAGGATGAATTAAAATGACTGACTATATCATCATAGCACTATTCTTGGTTTTACTTTATTATTGCCTAAAAGGCGAATAAATAATTTGCATAAGTAAAAACTTATCCGTATACTTGCAACACACGACAAGACTTGAAAATGAAAAAGAACTTTAGGGGCGGGCATTGGAATGGGGTATCTCCCGTTCGGTCTTGTCGTGGGATTAAAAACCCGCCCCTTACTATTTTTACACGACATGAAACAAACCTATTCAGACAAACTCAAAAGCCCTAAGTGGCAAAAGAAACGCTTAGAGATTCTAAGCCGTGACAAATTTACTTGCAAACTCTGCAAGGACACAGAAACCCAGTTACACGTTCACCACAAGTACTACGAAGATGGTTGCGACCCGTGGGAATATCCAAACACAGCTTTGGTTACTTTGTGCGCACATTGCCATCAAGAAATTGAACGATTCGACAAGCATGAACATGAATTCCATGAGTTTAAAGTAATCAAGCATGACAATTGGACTACTGGTGGTAGGATAATGTGGATTCAGCATGGTAATACGGTTACTATGAGGATTTATGACGAAAACGATGAGTTTGTACGCGGATACAATATAACAAGTCATCTAAAGGAAATATCCTATTTGTTTAAAAAAGCCAATAGTTTTGAGTATGGCGAATAGATTTTTGAATACTTCATTCTTTAAATCGCCTTTTGTAAGGGGCTTGGAAGGGTCTTTAAAGACGCTTTATTGCTTTATAATTTGCGACTGCGAACCATCAGGAATATGGTCTAAAGATTTGGACATTGCGGGGGTTTACACTGGGTTTAAATTTACAGAATCTCAGTTTTATAAAAGTTTTGTAGAAACGGGCAAGGCGGTTGATTTGGGAAACGGGAAATATTTTTTCCCTGACTTTATAGAACATCAATATCCAAAGGGGCTATCTGAAAAAAACATAGCGCACAATAACATTATACCTATCTTATTAAGTTTAAACCTTTTAGATGAAAATTTAAAGCCCCTTAAACGACCCTTTGAAGGGTCTAAGGTAATGGTAATGGATAAGGTAAAGGAAAAGGTATTGGTAATACCCGACAAATTTGATTTCAAAAACGCGTTGCTTTCCTATGGTTTTGATAAAAATTTGATTTCTGAATGGTTAGAAGTAAGGCGAAAGAAAAAAGCGGTCAACACAGAAACCGCGTACAAAGGATTTATTACTGAGGTAGAGAAAACTAACTTAGATAAAAACAAAGTCCTTCAAATGTGCGTGGAAAAAAGTTGGCAAGGGTTCACGGCAAGTTGGATAAAAGAGGATAAGCCAAATAATAAACCCGCAAACCTAAGAGATGAAGGGAGCTACTCATGAACACGGAACTAATTTTACAGAACTATCTTAAACAAGTTGAACTTAATAAACCCGTTCAACAGTTAAAACCAAAATTTACACCTGATCAGTTGTTTGCAGCATGGGAAGCCACGGGCAAACTGAAACTTGAATCTTTTGAAATGGATAACACAAGCAAAGCTATCATAGACATTTGTTTTAATCCAAAGTATGAAAGTAGGGGCGCGATAATAATGGGCAACAAGGGCGTAGGGAAGACGTTAAATATGGACGTATTTGCAGCTATCAACACAAACATGATGCGAGTTAATACAGAATGCTACGAAGTGGGGGAAATAGAACGCCAGTACAAAATAAAAGGGGCGTTGTTCCTCCAACACTTAGAAGACTTGCCTTGTTTGGTTATAAACGACATGGGCATTGAACAAGATTTAAACGACTTTGGAACGCTTAGAAACATTGTAGCGGACATAATGTACTTACGATATAGAAAGTTTCAGAAATACCGCCTAAAAACCTTTTGCACTACGAATTTAAAGTGGGATAAGATACAGTCAAAGTATGGCGAAAGGCTATCGGATAGGTTTAAAGAGATGTTTAACCGTGTAGAGGTGTTAGGGGAAAGCAAGCGATGAAACACATAGACAACATGACAATCGAAGAGGTTATCTTCTACGGTCAGAGATTAAAGTACCACCTTTTACCAAAAGCAAAGGAGTATGTTAAAATAGCTCCAGTACATGAGGTTATTGGAATCATGGAAACAATAGTAAAGGGTGAGATAATGGTAGAAAAATTAAGACAAAAATATATAACATGGACACTTTCACAGCAGCCCTAGACATATTAACAAGCAGAGGATTTCCCAACGCCTTAGAGATAGCCAACGAAATTGAATTTCAAACGAGATTAAAAACCATTGAACGTCCAAAAACATTTGAAGACGACAAACAACGTTTATTTGAAATTATCAAAGATTACGTGCCGACATACTGCGCTGGGAAGAATCCCATTCAAAATAAGTTTGGCGAAACCATAGGATATAAAGAGGAAAGAGAACGCCTATCAATAGAAGCGGTAAACTCTAAATCCCGCAAACAAGAACTTGTAATGGTAAGGCAAATTATGATGTACTTTTTACGGGAAAAATCGCACTACGGATTAAAGCAAATAGCTTACTCATTTGGTGGGCGCGACCACTCCACCGCTATACATTCAAAGGACACGGTAATAAACTACATGGACGTGGACAGGAAGTATAAGGCAATGGTTGAGGAAATAGGACGGGCTTATTTAGAACGTTTCTAAATTACTAAAAGTGCTTGCAGAAATGGTTAAGAGGTAGTAAATTTGTGCCATACTTAATAAGATGAAAACAATTAAAGAATGGTTAATGGAGTTGCCTGAGCCAGTAAGAAGTAGGGCTTTGAAGTATGGGCAAGAATTGCATTGGACAAACCAGAATAGCTTAAAAGCAGCTTTATCAACAGCCTTTGCATGGGATGAAACAGAAGAAGAATCAAAATATTGGGTATATGTTTTCAGGGGTGAATACAATGAAGCCGAAGCGTTATTGCACCCCGACACCCGCAAACAAAACAGCCGTGAAGCGCACGAAAGCGTGAATAAAGAAAAGGTGCAGCAAGTAATCTTAGACACCCTCTTTTCATGCAAAACCCTAAGAGCAGAAGGCATGACAAAAGACGAAATAGCCGACCACAGCCGACTAAAATCCGAGCAAGTGCATAAGCGCATGAGTGAACTGGAAAAGGCGGGCAAGGTAAAGCCTAACGGAAAGAGAAAAGGATCATCAGGACGCAATCAAACAATATGGAAATTAATATGAAATCAATACACAATAAACTGCTAATCATTCAGCAGTCAGTAGACAAATTTGTGCAGGACGGGCAAGCACACGGTTACAAGTACACAACGGGTTCAACCGTACTGAATAAGATACGCCCACTTATGAACGAGCATAAGCTACTACTTAACCAAGAGGTTACCAGCATAGTAAACAACCGTATGGATTACACTTTAAAGAATGGCAATTCTAAAAGCGAAATCCTAACAACTATAGAAATACGCTTCACATGGGTAGACTGCGAAAGCGGGGAGACACTGGTAAGCCACTTTGCAGCCAACGGGCAGAATGATTGGGACAAGGGATTAGGCAGCGCGTTGACCTATGCAGAAAGGTACTATCTTTTAAAGTTCTTCCACATCCCCACGGACGAGGACGATGTGGACGCTAAAGCACCACACCCGCAAAGCGATAAACCATGGTTAAACAGAAACACAGAAAACTATAACTTCGCGTTAAATCATCTTAAAAAGGGTGGTAGTATGGCTGATATAAAGGAAAAGTTTAGAGTAAACAAAGAGATTGAGCAAGAACTAACAGCAGCAGCAAAATGAAAGTAACTAAACCCCGCAACTTTATACACATGACCGATAACGATTGGGCGTTGTACATGACACACTTTGAACCTGAAACAAGGGAAGAAGCGGAAGAATATTTGAACGACTTACTTGCTTATTCAAAGACTGGCAACATTGAAAGCGGTATAGCAAAAAGAAGGGTAACACGCTTATTGAATGATTACCCCGATTTGGACGGTGTGAAAGTAAGGAAGATAGAGTTTAACGACAGATTTGAGGAGGGAGGATATTTTAGGCATGAAAACAGTAACACCATTTAACCAAATAGAACCTGAGTTGCTATCCATGCAGAAGTTTTTAGAAATGGAATACGACACCTCAAATGATGAAATGGTATTAGCCCGTGCGCAGAAGTTAGAACACATTGTGGCAAGGTCGGGTAAGTTATGCGCGGACGCACGTTATCACAGAGATGTAATGACAAGCACGGCTATTATGGACACGCTAAAGGAATCACTTGCACAAGGGGGCTACTCGCCATCACTGATTAACAAAAAGGTGGATTCACTTTGCATGGACTTTAACTATATTGAAAAGTGGGCGGAAAGGGTGAATAGGACAAGTACACACCAGTTAGAGTTTTCGCGGACGGTGATAAGTAACAATAAGGCAAAGCGTTCACTTATTTAGAATGATTCTAAATTATAAAAAGTGCTTGCAGATTTAAAAAATAGTATTACCTTTGCTTCATACTTAACAACGAAACAATGACAACGCAAGAAAAAAAACAAGCCATTTTGAATGTGATTTTTGAAAGAGCAAGCGAACTAGTAGAAAAAGCAGAAGAGTATAGAGGCATACTTTTCCCTAAAAACGCTAACTATGATGAAATAGAAAAAGCAGCATTACAAAAAGCATTGCAAGAGTGGAAAGAAAACAAGCCAGTATTTAACACACCAAAATTAAGTTAATAACCTTTAAACCCGACACCTAATTAGGTGTTAAGTTCCACCCGCCTCGCTGCCAAAAGTAGCGGGGTTGCGGTGGTAGAATGGCAGGAAGAAAGAAAAAGGAGAATATGGCGGTGCTATACAAGCGCGTACCATTGAGGCTAAAGGCAGAGTTACAGAAGTTAGTAAACGAATACGTAAAGAAGCATGAATAAGGAATACGACCTATTAAGACGCGAAGTAGAAGCACTTGATGAAGCTGCTATCTATTTACGCAATCACAACGGCTATTTATTCAGCCGCACACCTTTGGAGTTCTTGGAGGAAATAAAGACGCGAAGTGAACGCATAACGGCAATGGCTAACGAAAAGATTATGGCTATACACGGTGGCAACTGGGAGCAGTTTAGATTCCATAATTCAGACAAGGCATGAAACACGTAATTAATATAATGGTGTGGTTTACTTTAATCGCTTTAGCGGTTGGAGTAGCATATCTTCAAACAAAAAGCACTGACAATTTTAATGTTTGGTGCTTGCTTTTTGCGCCTATTGGATACTTTATGTATAGGTGGTTAGAAAAATTAGACACAGACTACTAATGAACAAGACAAAAGTATATGCAGTAACGGGGGTGCATCATGGTTCTATTATCGAAGCATATAGCAACACAGAAGCGCGTAAAATATTTAAGAAACACTACAACGGCGAAAAGATACTTGTAGTAAAAGATATTACAACCTATAATTTAGAGACTTGAACCACAGAGAAAAGTATAAAAGAGCCTTCAATGTCCACGATGATAAAATCTACTGCGAGAGTTGCCAGAGATACGGGGAATTTGACGTCCACCATATCCAAGCACGAGGCATGGGTGGAGACCCTAACGGGAAAAGGGATATTATTGAGAACTTGATGGGGTTATGTAGGAAGTGTCACGAATGGCACGGGGATAAAAAGCACATGAGATTCTACCTCTACGAAAGCCATAGACAAGCATTAGTAAGTAAAGAGGTAGATTTTGACGAGGATTTGATGGAACAACTTAAACACGGGAAAAGGTTATGAAACAAACAGCAGTAGAATGGTTTAATGAAGAAATCAACAAGTTAAATGTAGGCACTGATGCAAGAGTGTTCATTGCTAAGTTATTTGAACAAGCCAAAGAAATGGAAAAGGAACAGATAGTTGAAGCGTATAAAGAAGGTTATAGCGATGGTGATTTTTACGAAGATGAACGCTTAGATAAAGAGTTAGCAGAACAGTACTACAAAGAAACCTATGAGTAATAAAAAACAAACAGCGGTTCAAAGATTGGTAGAACAATTAAGATTTACCCATAAAGAAGCGTATAATGATTTATATGAGGTAATTCAGCAAGCCTTAAAAATGGAAAAGCAACAAATTGAAGATGCACACCTTAAAGGACAAGAGCATGAAAAAGATTATTGGAATATAGGAGATAAGTCAATGTCAAGACATACTGGTAATAGTATAAAATACTACAAAGAAACCTATGAAGATTGAGGTTATAATCTACACCGAGACCAACGGACACCGCAATAGCTTAGACACTGCGCATACGGATTTAAAAGCAGCAATGCGAGAAATAGAGAAGGCAATCAAAGAGGGGAAGGATATACAAGTAAAGGTTAAATTGTGATTTTTGGTTATCTTTGTTTAGTTGAAGCGCGACACTATCCTCCAAGAGTTATGCGAGGCGCGATGGTTAAAAGAATCGTGCAAGAGGATTGGCGGCTATAATGACCAAGACCTATATCAGGAATTTATGCTCGTCGTTTGCCAAAAAACAGAACAAGACCTAACAGAGATTTACCCGTATATAAAGTGGTGGGCGGTTAGAACTCTCATAAACATTGCCAACCCAAGTAACACCCGTAAAGAGTTTTACAAGAATTTTATACACAGACACACGGATATAAGTCAGGCACAAGAACCAGTGTACGAACACGAGTATAACCACTACGATTATCTTTTGAAGGCAAAGGAAATAGTAATGGCAGACACTTCGATATATTGGTTTGATAAGGAACTATTCCTACTCTATGAAAACGGAGAGAGGTATTCCACCATAGCCAAGAGAACTAAGATATATCACAAGACCGTTAAAGAATCCATTGAACACATTAAAACCCTAATAAGAAAAGAATATGAATGTTTGGTTGCAGATTGTTGCGATACCATGTATGGTGACACTAATCGTTAATTACGGCATAATCCCCGCTGCGGATTGGTTGCTTATGAAATTAAGAAAGCCTTTTAACTGCGCTTTCTGTTTGACCTTTTGGTCTTCGTTGGCTATCTTTGTTTATCAGTATGGCGCGGAAGGAGTTTTGTATTGTGCAATATCAACAGCCATAGCGGCACAAATCAAATTCACATGACCGAGGAAGAAAAGGAAATAATCAGAGGGTTCAAGAAGTACATTGATCAGGTGAATAGGACGGCAACCCTTTCAATGGATGGCAATGATTACGCTTTACTTCAGGACGTACACATTAAAACTGGCAGAGGTCACATACCTAGCTGTAAGACTTGCATCATTAACGCACTAAGAGAACTCTACAATGAAGCTAACAATTAAGCATTCGGGCAACATAGGGGATATTATCTATTCTCTTCCTGCTATGAATAAGGCAGCCCAAATATATAACAAGAAAGTTACCGTATTACTTCAGACAAACGTCCGCGCACAATACGCAGACCATCCAAATTTCAACCACCCTTCAGGAAGTGTGCAGTTAAATGAGAAAGGCGCGGAAATGTTGAAACCATTATTGCTTTCACTCCCATTTGTTGAGGCGGTAGAGATTGCAGATAGCTTTAAAGTATGCACTTACAACTTTGACAGAATGCGCGAAATAGGGTTAAGGTACTTAGGCAGCATTAGCCGATGGTATTTCTACGCGTTTCCCGAATTAACCTGCGAGCTTTCAACACCTTTAAGATTTGAGGTAGACGCAATTAAGACAACTCGCATAGTTATGAATAGGTCAGCGCGGTATCATAACCCCACATTTGATTACCGGGTTCTTTTACCTTACCAACACATGATCACATTTATAGGCTTGGAGGAAGAGTACGAAGTAATGAAGAGAAAGTTGCCCGAAATGAAATATCAGCCCGTGGAAGACTTTGCAGAGATGGCGGGTATAATCAAAGGCTGTGAATTATTTATAGGTAATCAATCAATGGCGTACAGCATAGCAGAGATAATGGGTAAGAAACGAATACTAGAGGTTTGCCCAGTGGCTCACAATTGCATACCCATGACACCCAACGGGTACGATTGTATTAACCTTCAAAACCTAATAGACATCACAAAAGAAATGTTTGTATCCAAACCAAAGAGACTTGAAAAGGCAAGTATCGCTTCCGATGAGCAATAAAGAAGTTTGGGCAACGATTCCAGAGTTTGATGGATATGAAATAAGTAATTATGGGAACTTGCGTTCCTATCGCGTTCAAGGGCCAAATACCAACAATAGGAAAATCACACCTAGACAGATTAAACCAAGAGCAGATGTCACGCATTGTGGTAAGCGGTATATAAGATATGTATTACAAAAAGACAACAAGGCAATTAATATGTATGCACATAGGTTAGTGGCAATGGCATTTATTCCAAACCCACAAAACAAACCACAAGTTAACCATATAGACAACAACGAACAGAATAACCATGTATCAAATTTAGAGTGGTGTACAAACTCAGAGAATCAAATACATAGATTTAAGGCTGCAAATAAATATAATGGATTAGCATTGTATGTCTATAAAAACAGAACTACCTTTAAAGTAGAGAAAAAAGGAGTTGTAAATAAGTGTTTTAAAACATTAGAAGAGGCAAAACAATTTGCAGCACAATACTATTAATATGAGCAATAACATTCACCCATCACGAATATTTAAAACACCCGAAGAGTTAGAAGAGGCATTCAAAGGGTATAAGAAACAACTAAATGAGCAGTCTATGGAATGGCTGAAAGTTCAGTATGTAGGCAAGGACGGAGAAAGAAGGGAAGACCCGCAAAAAGTACCCATGACCCTTGAAGGATTCAAAAGGTATTGCAGAGAAAACCACGGCTGTGTTAATGATTATTTTTTTAATACGGGAGGGTACTACGATGACTTCTCTATTATCTGTTTGCGTATAAAAGACGAGATAAGAGAAAACCAAATTGTCGGTGGTCTACTAGGATTTTATAATCCATCAATTACCCAACGTCTAAACGGGCTTACAGAAAAAGTAGAGACAGACAACACCCATAAGGGCAAAATAGAAATAACCTTAGACCTAAACAAATAATGGCTGAAACATCAAAGGCGCACAAGCGCAGACTTAAATCGGGGTTTTATGAGAAGTACATTCAAGGCTACGGAATAGACATCGGATGCGGAAGAATAGACACACACGATGGGGCAGACCCGATAGCGATTGAAAACTGCATACACCACGATAAGGACATCTGCGATGCGACAACAATGGACGCATATCCTGCAAACCATTTCGATTATGTTTACGCTTCACATATATTGGAACACTTGGACAACCCTATTACAGCAATTCAGAATTGGATAAGAATCTGCAAGGTGGGCGGTCACGTTATTATCAGCCTTCCTCATAGGGATTTGTACGAACGAAAAAAGACATTGCCGAGCAAGTGGAATCTTGACCACCGATACTTCTACTTGCCCGATGCTTGTGAGCCGCCTCATACGTTTAGCGTTAAGGGTATTTTAAAGGCAGCGGGAATAAAGAAATATGAATTGCAAGTGGTAGACACTAGCACCAACCACGACAAACCCGAGGAACACGCTAACGGAGAATTTTCAATCGAAGTAATAATAAAAAAATGAGATACATAATAATTGCACTATTGATGTTCGGATGTAAGAAAGAGGAAGTTAAGAAAGAGGAAGTTAATCCTATATGGTATGAGGTAACCAAAATCGGAAACGGCTCAATAGTTTGGTCAGCTGGCAACCTGCACACGGATTTCTGTTGCTTAAAGGACGGGCAGATAATAACGACGGGCATCCTTAACGGGTCAAGATTTACCGCCACAGCCGACACGGGCGAAGTATTGGTGAGGGTTAACGGACTTACAATCCAAGGGCAAACAATATCATTCAAATGAAAATCCTAGCACTATTCCCACACATGGGCGGTAGCGATTACCACCGTCTTTACACCCCTTTAAAACGCATGCAAATAGACAACCCCGATATAGAAGTTTCTATTGTGCAAGGGCGGTCACTTCCTGACATGGACGGATATGATTTGGTTATCTTCAATAGATACCTTTATCAATACCACTACCCTATTATCCAAAAGTTGGCAGAGTTGGACATTCCCTACATACTAGACTTAGATGACCATTGGAAGTTACCAAAATATCATTACGCGACTAAGTTTAGCAAAGAGGTAGATTTGCCTAACGCGGTCAAGGACGCTATAAGATACGCTGCGGGGGTTACTTGTCCCACTGAGAACCTAGCTTCAGAGATTAGACCGTTGAATCATAATGTTTGCATATTGCCTAACGTGATAGAGTGGACAGACGCACAATGGGCGGTCAAGAAAACCGAATCCAAAGAAATAAGGTTCGGATGGGTTGGGGGTATCTCACACGAAAACGACCTACATTTAATATCTGAGGCGGTTGAACACACGGGGGTAAACTTTACTTTGTGCGGGGTTACACCTCACCCCATTTGGGATAGGATAAGAAACAGATTCCCTAACGCTACTATTGGCGATGGGTTGCACGTCAACGAATACGGGGTTCTGTATAGCAATATTGATGTTTTGCTTTGCCCATTGGAGGCTACCAAATGGAACAGCATGAAGTCAGAATTGAAGGTTTTGGAATCGGCTGAGTATAATATACCCGTGATTGCTTCAAATGTCTACCCTTACAAGTACATGGAAAAGAACATGGGGGTAAGACTAGTAGAGAATAACACTAAGTCATGGGTGAATACTATTGAGTTCTATTTGAATAACCCTAACAAGGTAGCAATAGACGGCAAAGCAAACTATGAGTATTGCCATGCTTTCTACAATATCGAAGACGTAAACGAAAAGAGGCTGAATTTCTTTAGGAGAATATGCAAGTCAGCTATAAAAGACCGAAGCTAACAAGCTACCAAATAGCTATATTAGACAGCCCCGCGAGATTCACGGTAACAGAGGCTGCGACTAAGTGCGGAAAGACCGCTAGTCATATCGTATGGATAGTAGAACAAGCATTGCAAGTAAAAGAGAATCAAGCGGTGTGGTGGGTTGCTCCTGTTTATGCTCAGGCTGAGATAGCATACCGAAGGGTAAAGAACCAATTAAACCGCGAGGCGTACAAGTCAAATGATAGTAAGTTAGTCATCACTTTAATCCATGGCGCAAGGATAGAATTTAAGTCAGCAGAGAAACCCGACAACCTTTATGGTGATGATGTTTACGCGGCTGTATTTGACGAGTTCACACGGGCAAGGGAAGAGGCATGGTTCGCATTACGTTCTACCTTGACCGCTACGAATGGCAAGTGCAAGATGATAGGCAATGCCAAAGGGAAAAAGAATTGGGGGTATAGACTAGGACTGAAAGCCAAGAATGGAGAACCCAACTATGAGTATCACAAAATTACAGCTTACGATGCTGTCGCTGAGGGGATAATTAAACTAGAGGAAGTTGAGCAAGCACAAAGGGATTTACCTGAATGGGTGTTTCGTGAACTTTACCTCGCAGAGCCTAGCGAAGATGGCTCAAACCCTTTTGGGCTTTCTGCGATACGGTCACGGATTATGCCTTTAAGTACAGCCCCAACGGTAGCATATGGCATTGACTTAGCTAAGTATAGAGATTGGACGGTTATAACGGGATTGGATGCAAATGGCGTACCTTCGTACTTTGACAGATTCCAAAAGGACTGGCATCAAACTAAAACCGAAATAATTAAAGTGGTAGGAAGAACACCGGCAAGAATAGACAGCACGGGGGTAGGTGACCCGATTGTAGAAGACATCACTAGAAAGTGTCCGAGGGCGCAAGGGGTAAACTATGCAGCGGGAATAAGAACTAAGCAGCAACTTATGGAAGGGCTAGCGGTGGCGATTAATGGCGGGCAAGTAGGGATATTAAAAGGCGTCATGCAGGATGAATTAGAACAGTTTGAATTTGTTTACTCAAATGGGCGAGTTAAATACTCAGCACCCGAGGGTAGCCATGATGACTGCGTTAACTCATTGGCATTGGCGTATGATTGTAAAATAAATAATAGACAAGGCGTATGGGCAGCATATTAAGTTGGAACGATGTCACTATAAGACAATTCCAACAGATTAGTCAGATCAACACGGAACTCGACAAGATAGACCGCGATATGTGGATTTTGTCTATTCTGCACGGGAAAGAGTTTGAGTATTACGAAACCTTACCACTAGGACAATTGGCAGAACTAATTAAGGAATTAGATTGGATGGCGGTACCTTTCCACGCGGAATCTCAGAAACCATTTAAGGCGGGCGGGCGTAGGTTTAAACTTACCGCAAACCAAAACGAACTACTTGCCCATCAAAACGCAGCGGTGCAAAAGCTATGGGAAGAAGGGGGAATTGAGAACGTTCACTTGATAATGTCCTACCTTTCTGTTGAGATTAATATCTTTGGTAAACCCGTGAAGGTAAAAGACCCGCACGAGGAATTTTCTAAACGTGCTGAGATGTTCAGGGACAAGGTAAGCATTTACACCGCAATGTCGCATATGCTTTTTTTTTCGACTTTCTTAACCAAATCTTTAAAGGCTATCCTTCCGTATTTGGCAAAGGAAGTGGAAAAGCTGACTGGAGAGTTTGGCTCACAATCACCGACATCATTGCAAACGGAGACCCCTTAAAATATGATGCTGTGTGGAATCTTCCCATCGTGGAGTATCTTAACGCAGCGTCCTTTAAAATGTCCCAACGTAAAGAGTTAAAGGATAGACTAGAGGCAGCGGCTAACCAAGCAACAAGGGATAAGAATGGCGAAGGGTATAAGATAGCGTTATTGAGTGAAATTGTACATTTGTTAGTATGAACATTAACCGCGCGCAATTAGAGGCTTTGGCAAATGGGGTATTTGATTCACTAGGGGAAGACCCGTCTAAATATGACCCCGCCAATAACACGCTAGAGGAACAAATCCTAGCGGCTGCGGCTAATCAGTTGGTGGAGATGCTGAGGGTGTCACTTCAGGAAAAGAAGGGCACGGCAAGTCGAGATTTGTTACAATCATTAGAAACAAGTCAAACCACTAAATCAGGGGACACGGTTAACGCTAAGATAGTAGGTAGTGAGCATTGGAAATACTTTGAGTACGGACGCAAGCGCGGTAAGATGCCACCTATTAAAAGTATTGAGGAATGGATAACAGCTAAGGGGATAGCGGTAAGAAAATCCAAGGGGGAAAGTAAGCAGTCAGTTTTAGACAGAAGGCGGTCAATGGCTATTGCTATCGCTAAGAAGATAGGCGCAAAGGGAACTATTAAAAGATTTGGATATAAAGGTTCGGACTTTATCAAAGAAGTTTTAACAGACCAAAACCTTCAAGTCATATCCGACATCATAGCGGAAAAGTACGGAATGAAGTTGGCCATCTACGCCACTACGGAAGAATAGACTATTGTACATTTATTAGTATGGCATTAAGCGTACTAGCTTCACCCCAATATCAAGCGGCATACTTACCCGATTACTTTACAATTTCAGAATCGTCAGGCGGTATTTACACCGACCCGAATTTTAAGTTTATCGCAGTACTCAAAAACAGCAGCGGCACACAGCTAGCAAAGTTAAGATTTCCAATCTACCCAAACAGCACCAACAAAGGCGTTGTAAACGTGAGTAGAATATTAGAGGCGCAAGTGTCTTCTTTTTTTAGTGATGACAGCACCAGCATAGGAACAAGTACAACCCCAATATTTGAATATGAAGTGGAGTTCGGAAAAGAGTACGGCACACCCGTTACCGAGTACCTAAACGAAGCTAGTAGCACCTTAATAACAACGATTGCCACCACATCAGATGACGTTAGCTTTGATTGGCTTACACCCGTGAGAACACGAAACCTCCACCGAAACGAATTAACGTGGTTATATTGGAATAATGCAACGGGCGTCACCCCTTTGACAGACAACAGAGTACAAATCAAAGCCTACAATGCAGCGGGTTCGGTAATACAAACCACACAACTAACCTATACTCCTACGGCAAAGACACAATTTAGAGTTCCACTAGGAGCAAACCAATACGACTTTACTAGCACGGGTTCAATAGGTTCGGGCGGTGTTCCGTTTGTTACTAGCAACGCTGCCTATTTTACGGTTGAAGTAGGCTTGTGGGACGGGGTTAGTGTGTTCACGCCTAGTTCTACCACCATGAGATATAACTTAGTGGACACTTGCTCACAATATGACAGCTACACGGTTTGTTGGTTGAATGAAAGGGGCGGGTTTGATTCGTGGTATTTTGACATGGTAAGGAAGGATAGCTATGAGATTGACCGCAGAACGATGAAGCGCGACACTTACGAGCTAAACGGCAACCGATTCGCAAGAAACGCGCACAAGCATAGTAAATTGGCATACTACACAGAGACCAAACAAAAGGCTATTCTTAATTCTAATAACCTAAGCACAGCTGACAGCGACTTTTTAAAAGGTCTTTATACTTCGCCTGAGGTTTACCTACTAGACGGGTCAGATTACTACCCTATAAACATAACACAGAACAACTACGACAAACAATACAACAACGTAGACGGGGTATTTAACCTTAAGTTAGAGATTGAGTTCAGCGAACCCGTAAGAAGTCAAGGTATATGATTCAGATATTTTCCAACAATACTTTCTTAGACGTTCCTGAGGACTTAAACATTCCAATTAATAGGTCAATCGCGGACGTGCGCGAACCTGAGAACAGACAAAGCGATTGGACAAAGACGTTTACTCTGGCAGGTACGAAAACCAACAAGGAATACTTTAGCCATCTGTATGAAATAAACTACGAAATCACAGCGGGTACACAATTTAGCCCAGACTTCAATCCTAACTATCGTGCCGAGGCTGAAATATGGGTTGACAATATCCCACAGCTTAAAGGCTTTTTAAGGCTGATTCAAATCAATGTGCTAAACGATGAGCATATAGAATTTGAGTGTAGTATGCACGGGGTTACGGCTGAGTTATTTAACCAAATCCGAGGGCTTAAAATGTCCGACTTAGATTTTTCAGAGTACAACCATGAATTCAACACTACCAACGTAGTCAATTCGTGGAGCAATAGTATAATAGTAAACGGCACACCCACAGCGGGCGGGGCAGGGATAGGGTATATTTACGGGCTAGTAAATGATGGACGGCTTAATTCGTACAACGACATAACGCTAGACTTTTACAAGCCGTTCCTCTATGCCAAAACCGTAGTAGATAAGATACTCACTAACGCGGGTTTCACTTACACAAGTGGGTCATTCTTAAATGACAACGTATTTAAGGGGTTAATAATGTCATCAGACGTTGGAACACCGCCATCAGTACCCTACTTGTTTAATGCGTCCGCTTCGGTGGACACAAATGTTCTAATCGGGGACAAACTAACCTTTGACACAGAGACAGACCCAAACGGCATATTTGATTTAGCCAATGACGCCATCACAATGGGTACAAAGTCGGGCGGTATTTGCGATGTGGTTATTGAGGGTAGGGTCAAGATGAGTGCGTTGACCCCTAACGAAGTGTATGCTATTTACTGGGTAATGAAACAGAATGGCGGTGCTATGAAATTATGTACGTCTTATGTTACTTCGGACGGTAGCGGGGCAGTAAACGATGGTATATTTATAACTTTCGACACTACGTATTTGTCTTATGGTTCAATCTACACGGTAGAGGTTCTTGATATTCTGCCCCGTAACAACCGACTTGCTATATTCCCAACGCAGTTAACACTCGCTGCGGGCTTTCAGATGTACAACATAAAGAAGCGCGGGGCAGCACCTACGCAAATGATGCAGTTCGATAAATTCTTTGTGGGGGATATTAAACAAGAGGACGTTCTTAAATCGTTTGTTAATATGTTCAATCTGTACATAGACAAAGACCAAGACGGGAAATTGATAATCATGCCTTATGAAGACTACTACACTGGCACGGTTAAAGATTGGTCACACAAGTTGGACAAGTCGCAGAATTTAAGTATCTATCCTATGGGCGAGTTGAACTCAAAGAGGTTCTACTTTACCTACTCACAAGGTGAAGATATATTTAACAAAGATTACAAGGCAATTTACAACCGTAACTACGGGGACTTGTTTGTAACTATTGATAACGACTTTGTAAAGGATGAGAAAAAGATTGAATTAGTATTCAAACCAACTCAAGTATTTACAGCAGAGGGGCGCACATATCCTTTAATTGATACTTTTAACGGAATACATTTACTATTTCATAATTCCATTGCCACAACAAACTCTTATTCAATTTATGATGATGTGGTGGTAACGGGGTCAAGTGTTCCAAGTAGAGTAGCTGACACTTACCCTTTGACTATTCACACCGACACAAATATTACGCCTACTTTAGATATTCTATTTGGCACACCTTTCGAAGCGGGCTATCCTCAAAACGTAACCTACACCGATAACAATTTATACAATGCCTATTGGTCTAAATACATAAATGAAATAACCGACCCGAATAGTAAGGTAGTAACGGGGTATTTTCATATTACACCCGCTGACTTTCAGCAGTTGTCATTTAGGGATGTTTACTTTTTTGAAAATAGCTATTTCCGATTAAACAAAATAGTAGACTATGTTCCTGACAGATTGACAATGTGCGAGTTTGTACAGCTACAAACATATCCAAGTTTCACCCCGTCAAGTGGTGACATTGGGCAAAGCGATTGGCAGGAGTTAATGGGCAACAAAGTAGTAAAGATTGGCGAGGCTCAGTTTTTTGGAGATAAGGATATGATAGTAGGCTACAAAGGCGGTTACACTAGCCAAGCAAGCTACGGAAATATAATGGCAGGGTCTTCGGGTACTATCATAGACGGCAGAGGGAATGTAGTGTTGATGTCTGATAACATGAACATTACGGGGGATGACAAAATGTACTTATTCGGCAAAGAGGTAGATTTAAGTGGACATTCAGGTGGGGTCGTTTATGACGGCACAAAATACATATCAGCGGGCGGGGTTACTTCAATAAGTAGCACGACTTCAATAACACATATAGCAGGCGAGCATTTTTATTTAGTCAGCACATCGGGAGGTGCGGTAACAATGAATCTTCCCACGGCAGTAGGGAATGTGGCAATATTCAACTTTGTCAAAGTAACGGGAGACGGCTCAGTAGTAACAATAGATGGCAGCGGAAGCCAAACAATAAACGGTTCTGCCACAAAGGCTTTAGGCAGCCAATACGCAAAAGTAAGAATAGTATCAAACGGAAGTAACTGGATAGAAATATAATGGCAATAGAGACCATAATCAATATAAACGCATCCACCAAAGGAAGCGGTAATGTAAAATCACTAAGGGAAGAAATCAAAGCAGCCCGCGAGGAAGCAATACGATTTGCACGGGATTTTGGGGAATTTAGTCCTGAGGCGCAAAAGGCAACACAACGCCTAGCTTCGTTGAAGGACGAAATGGAAGACCTTAACGAAAGGGTTGCAGGCTTAAACCCTGACAGATTTCAAGCAATTGCGGGAGTTGTAGGGGGTTTGGCTTCGGGCATAAGTGCCGCGCAGGGTGCAATGGCTTTGTTTGGTTCTGAAAGTGAGGACGTGCAAAAGACCTTGGCGAAGGTTCAGGGTGCAATGGCGTTTGCGTCAGGCATACAGCAGCTTATCTCAATGCAAAATGCGTTGGCGGGTGTCGCTACAATGATTAAAACGCAAGTAATAACAGCATTTAGCACGTTGAAAGGAGCAATTGCGGCTACGGGAATAGGCGTTTTAGTTATAGCAATCGGAGTTGCAATAGAAAAAATGAGTGCATTTGCCGAGGCTGAAAAGGAAGCCGCGGACGAAGCAGAAAGATTATATAATAGTGCACAAAAAGTTTTATCATTAAACGATGTAAGTAACCAAAAATACATTAACCAACTTAAAGCAAGGGGCAAGACTGAAGAAGAGATATACACGGCAAGTACCGAATTCCAACTTAGGCAAATAAAGCTACTAGAAGAAGAACGCGCAAGGGCGGGGGCAAATACTCAAAAGTTTGACGAGGAAATATACCAACGTAGACAGCAGCTAGAACTAGCACAAAGTGAGTTTGAATTAAAGCAATACGAAAAGCGTCAACAGCAAGAAAAAGACAAAAACGAAGCCGATAAAAAATCAGCAGAAGCAGCAAAGAAAAGAGCAGAGGATAGAGCAGAGGATAGAGCACAAGCAGATGCAGAATATGCAGAGAAAACAGCAGTTACATTAGCGGAACAACTTGCAGCGTTTGAAATGTCTTGGGCTTTAGAAATCAAAGGCGAAGACAAAAAGAACCTAACTAAAGAGCAGCTAGAACGCGAATATCAATTCAGAGTAAACGAAATCCGCACAAAGTTTGACGCAGAGCAAAAAGCCTTAGATGAAAAGCGCAAAGCCGACCAAATAGCAACAACCGATACTGAGTATAAAGATAGCCTAGACGCTATCAACAAATACTACGAAGACAAAGCAAACATAGAAAAGCAGCGTTATTTAACTGGTGAGATTGATGCAAAGACATTAGCCGACAACTTACAAGCCATTGAAAAAGACAAGTACGAAAGACTTTTAACGGAAGCAGCGGATTACGGCAAAGACCAAACAGATATTCAAAAGGCTGCGCTAGACCAACAAGTTGCAAACAAAAAGGCGGCAGATGATGACATAGCGGCTAACGACAAAAAGAAATCCGATGCACTGAAGCAAAATCAAGAAGACGTTATGGCAGGGGCTTCATCTGCACTTGGTACGCTTTCACAACTCTATGGTGCGCAGACCAAAAAAGGGAAGGCATTTGCACTGGCTCAAATAGCAATTGACACGGCAAAGGGTATCTCAGGTGCGGTGGCGCAGGCACAATCCGTACCATTCCCCGCAAACTTAGGTGCAATCGCAATCGGTGTATCTACCGTATTAGCCAACATCGCAAGAGCAAAACAAATACTTGGAGAAAGTGGCAACACACCATCCGCACCAGAAGCACCTAACGTGCCTCAATTATTCACCGTTAACAACCAATCCCTGAGAAACGCGGGCATTCCAAACGTGGGAAATCAGCGTGTATATGTGGTGGAGAGTGACATTACAAACGCACAAGGGCGGGTCAAGGTAAACCGTCAAACCTCTGTTTTTTAGCATCAATCAAAACTAACGTACATTTATTAATATGGATTTACCCATTTACATGGCAACCGTAAACGAAGAGGACACCGACAGCGGTATTTCGTTTATATCCCTAGTGGACAAGCCTGCAATTAAAAAGGACTTTCTTGCCTTTTCAGAGAAACAAAACTACGCCATTCAAAGCGAAGATAAAAGAATCATCACGGGTGCGGCTATGATTGCCGACTTGCCGATTTATCGCAAAGATGATGAGAGGGGCGAGTATTACATAGTATTCTCAGCGGAAACAATTTGGTCTCTAGCTAAGAAATTTAGCCGTGAGCAAAGATACAGCGCGGTTAACACTAACCACACAGACGAAGTAGAAAGTTTAAACATGATTGAATCTTACTTCGTGAACCGTGAACGTGGTATAAATCCCCCAAAAGGATTTGAGGAAGTGCCAGATGGTTCTTGGTTTGTATCTTACCTAGTAGACAATGGCGAGGTATGGGCTAAAGTAAAGGCGGGAGAATTCAAAGGATTTTCAATTGAAGGGTTTTTCGGAGTGGAGAACCAAAGCCTTAGAGCCGCAAAGGAGTTACTTGCTGAGATTGAGAATTTTCGCACCTCTATTCAATAATGTACATTTAATAGTATGATAGAAATTTTAGAAAAAATCAAAGGCGAGTTCCAAGCACTACGCGAAGAGTTCGCTAAATCAAAGATGAAATTCGGTTCTGTCGCTACCGTTGACGGTGTTGTTCTAAATTACGAAGGCGAAGAACTTGCAGAAGGTTCTATGGTCACTTTGGAAGATGGCACACCCGCACCCGATGGCGAACACTCTATTGAAGGCAATAAAATCATTACCGTTGTTGACGGTGTTGTAACAGCCATCGTAGAAGCAGAAGAGCCTGCACCCGTTGAAGAAGATTTCTCGGAGAAGTTCGCAGCCGTTGAAGGACGCTTTGAAGCATTAGAAAAATCTATGTCTGACATCAAAAGCGCGATTGAAAAACTTATGGGTATTCAAGAGCAGCAAATGTCAGCACTTCAAGAGTTTGCAGCACAAGAGCCTGCACCCGCTAAAAAGCCGATACAACCTACGGCAAAAGAAGATAGGTTGGCAAATTTCGCAAAAGCATTAAAAAACAACAAATAAATCATGGCATTTTCAGTAGGAAATTTAACTAACTACACCAAGGAAGACCAAACCCAACTCTTGGTGAAGGCGATGTTTAGTGGTAAAACAGCATCATTGTTGCAAGGCGCAAACCAAATTGTAACTGATGTTAAATCCTCTAAGGCATTACCAATCCTTTCATCAACCATTATGTTTCAGGCAGATGGTTGCGCAAACACCACTTCAGGCACAACCACTATCACAGACCGCGACATAGTAGTAGGTAAAGTGAAAGTGTTTGAAAACTTGTGTCCAAAAGACCTTGAAGCAAAATATACTCAAATCGGTCTTAGCGCAGGCGCACCCGTTGACCTTGGCGTATTCCAAAATCAAATTGGCGAAGAAAAAGCAATGGGTATCGCTGAAGCTATCGAAACTGCTATCTGGCAGGGTTCACTTTCAGGAAGCGGAAATAACTCTTTTTGGGATGGCTATTTGACTATCTTGACTGCACTTGGTTTCGGTGGTGCAGGTGACCCAATCCAAGGCAACCCAACTACGGGCGGTGGATGGACACAATTGACTAGCTTAACTTCAAGTAACATTGATGATGCTATCACCAAAATTTACAGCTCACTTCCTGCGGGATTGTTGGGACGTTCTGACTTGTTCTTGGCAATGGGTACAGATACATTCAGAACTTACCGTTCTTGGCTGGTGTCTGCTAACTTGTACCACTACAACGCAAACGAAGCTGCAAGCCTTGAAATCCTTGACCCTATCTCAGGCATCAAGATTTACGGTCTTCCCGGTATGGATGGCACTAATAAGATTGTTTGCTCATATTGGGCTAACTTCTTCTTGGGTACTGACATGATGAATGAGGAAGAGCAGTTCAAGTTTTGGTATAGCGAAGATGACGACATCGTTAAATTCAAAGCCAACTTCAAGTATGGTTGCCAAATCGCATTCCCCGATCAAGTTGTTTATTTCGTAATCTAAATATAAGTTTAACCAAAAATAAAGGGCGGGTTCTTATGCCCGCCTTTTTTATAAAACACTAAAACAATGGCTTGCCTATTAACACAAGGATTCACACTTGACTGCAAAGACCAAACGGGCGGCATCAAGTCAATTTATTTGGTAGAGTTTAACTCTTCCGACACCGTGACTAAATCTAGCGGAGAAATCAGCGCACACACTTTGACGGGTGGACGTGCTTATTTCAAATACGAACTAGAGAAAGAAACGGCTACTTCTACATGGAGAACTATTCCAAGTACTGAAAACGGCACAACTTACTATGAGGCAGACTTGACCGTAAGACTGCACAAACTTTCAACCGCAAAGCGCAACGAAATTAAATTGTTGTCGCAAGCTAGATTGAGGTGTATAGTATTGGACACGGACGGAAACTATTGGCTGTATGGTGCTGATTATGGCATCCAGTTGCAACAATCAGAAATCCAATTCGGTCAGGCGTTTGCAGACTTTAAAGGCGCGGTATTAAACTTCTTGCACAAAGAAACAGACCTACCCGCAAAAGTTCAATCGGGCGTTGTAACGTCACTATCATTATCTTAATTAGGGGTAATTACTAAAAGAGCCTTGCAGAAATGTGAGGCTTTTTTATTTATATTGCGGTGATGGAAAGTATTTACTTAATGGAAAAGTATGCCATTGCAGAAAATAGCCTTAGCAATAGGCAAAGGGTTCTGTGGAATGTTCAGTTCCATAATGTTTTATTAGACGGTATACCTAAAGATAAAACAGAAATGAGAGTTGCAAAAGAGAAATGGATTAATAGTATTGAGGGGTGGATTAAAGGCAAAGACTTATACCCTAGCCCAGCGTATTGCTCTATGGCATCGCTTAACTTTGGCGGTATAGCGTTTGCAACATATCGGGTTCTTCTGCAAAAGATGGACGCACTAGAAGCGTATATCAAAGTTTTAGAACTGATACAATCACATAAAACGTACTTGCAAGGTTAAACGTATTATATTTGCACAGACTTGTATTCGAATTGAACGCAAAAAGGCTGCCCGAAACGGTGGCTTTTTTGTTTAGCGGGTTTTTCTCTTTTTGTACATTTGTTAGTATGGTGATAATTACCAAAGGGGCAAGCAACACTTTAATAGTAACCGTTACGGAAAAGGTCACTATTACCAATCCCTTTTTTCTTATTCATTTTAAGGACATGGTTACAAGTCAGCAAACTTCTTTTATTATCACAAACACCTCAACGCATACAGAAAGGTATGATGAGTTCACTTTTGTTGAGGGTAGCAATAGCGCAAAGACTTTAAACATTGGAGAATATGTCTATACGATATACGCGCAGACATCTAACAGCAACACTAACATAGCCAACGCAGACGAGGAAGTAGAAAGAGGAATAGCCATGGTTCGCCATACAGAAAATACTTTCCCTTCTAACACTATAACCACAACCTATAAACAAAATGTTATCAGCTAAAAGTATAGACTTTCTGACATTTGCGGAAAACAAGATGCCTCAGTTTAAAGAACTGAAATCGAAAGGCATTGTAGAATTTGGAGAAAAAAACGCATTCCCTGAGCAACTGATTTATTTAATAAACAAGTCAGCAACTCACAATTCAATCGTTCAGCAAAAAGTATTGTATATTATTGGCGAAGGCGTTAAAGGCGTTCCTCAGGAGAAAATAGACCAATGGAATAAATACGATACCTTCCAAGAGTTCCGCTATAAGATAACCCATGATGTTAAGGTTTTTGGGGGATTTGCGGTTGAGGTTGTTTATAATCGTGCGGGTGTGCCTTCATATTATCACATTGACGTGAGTAAAATACGCACATTAGACCACTCTCAGTACTTCTATGCGGAGGATTGGAGCAAGGCAAAGGAAGCGGACATCACTAACTATCCCGCTTATAATCCAAACCTTGCTAAGCCAATGACTAAGCAGCTTTATTACTATCGTGAATATCGTGCAGGTTTGGACGTTTACCCTTTGCCTGAATATTACCCCGCTTTAAATTACATTGACATTGACGCGCGGATTAGCAACTTCCACCAAAACAACATTGCGAGTGGATTTAGCGCGGGACACATCTTGCAACTATTCAAAGGCGAGCCAACGCCAGAAGAAGCACGTTTATTCAAACGTAAACTAAAAGAATACCACCAAGGCGATTCAAACGCAGGTAGCGTTATGTTAGTTTACAATGAGAAAAACGAACCCGCAGCGGAATTGACACCTTTAATGAGTAGCGGATTGGACACCATGTTTATTGAGTTAAGCAAGGCGGTTGAATCCAATATTTTTATAGCACACCAAGTTGTTTCTCCTATGCTTTTGGGCGTAAAGGAAGAAGGGCAACTAGGGGGAAGGAATGAATTAGCAGTTGCCTCTGAGTTATTCTACCGTCAATACGTCAAGCCTAACCAACAAAGGTTGGATTCTATCTATACTCAGTTCTTAAATGACATGGGCGTTGCGGGTAATGTTGAAACATTGCGATTTGAACCCGTTGAAATGGATTACGAAACCTTATTTGAAAAGGGTATTGTAGACAGAAATGAAGTAAGGGTTAAAATGGGCTTGCCTGAAGAGACAGCACCAACAAACAATGAAGCACTTATTAACGCAATAAATGGATTATCTCCGCTAGTAGCTAATAAAGTGCTAAATGAGTTGAGCATAAACGAAATAAGGGGCTTGGTAGGTTTGTCACCCGTTATCGGGGGTGAGGGTAAATCGCAAATATCTGAATTCTCAGACAAAAATCCATTTGCAGATGAAGATGAGCAGCTAAAAGTTTACGCGGGTTTTGGCGAGGAAGAGAACTATTTTGAATTTGCAGACTTGACGGAAAAGGAGTTAAAGGTAATCGAAGTAGTAAACGAAAACCCAAAGGCAAGCCTTAAAGAAATCAGCGAAGTAACCAAAATAGCAGAGGAAGATATTGATAAGATTCTGCAAGTGTTAGACCAAAAGGGCAAAATCAAATACACCTCAAAGGCGGTTAAAATCCTAGACGCGGATATTCTAAAACAAACTTTAGTAGTAAGGTATAAATACGACCTAAGAGCCGATGCCCCTAAATTGATAGCGGGTGGCGAAAGTAGGGATTTCTGCAAAAAGTTAATTTCACTAGGCAGGGTTTACAGCCGCGAGGACATAGACAAAATGAGTACCGTGCTAGGTTATGACGTTTGGAAAAGACGCGGAGGCTGGTATCACAATCCAAACACGGACGTAAACGAGCCTGCTTGCCGTCACGAATGGAAACAAATAATAGTAAGGAGGAAAAATGCCTGAGTTTGCTTATATGATTGACGTGCAATGGGTGAAGGATAATTCGCCTATTGATGACAACGTAGACCCTAAACTGCTTCGCAACGCGATGCGTACATCTCAGGACGTTTATATTAGGGACTTGATAGGCTCAGGGCTTTATGATGAGATTTTAACGCAGATTAACGCATCTACATTAAGCGCAAACAATCAGACGCTTATAAATCAATACATCGCGCCTTGCTTGCTACATTATATTATTTCGGAGGCAACCGTGCCTATGACTTTTAAATTTATGAACAAGTCAATTAGCACACGCACCTCTGACAACTCAAACCCGATAGACATAGACCAACTTACGACCATAGCCAACCACTATAAAAACAAAGCTGAGTATTACGCGAATAGATTGACAGCGCACTTAATGGAATATAGCACTACTTATCCACTTTATTTAAATGCGGGTAGCGGAATAGACACTATACACCCATCAAGTACTACCTTTTTTTCGGGTATTTACCTAGGTGAAACCAAATGCCGTGACTATGAAGAGCCCGAAGACTAAGAAGCAAATCAGAGACGAGCAAAAACTTAAAAAATTTCTAAGATTAAATGAACAGCCTAAATCGCTTAATACTTTCGCTAAGAACAGCGGGGGAAAATCATAAGCAAATACGCACTATTTTGGTGGGTGTTGAGGCTGACATTGATACCACGGGGGTAGATTATCCGTTAATGCGAATATTCCCCGATGGGTATAGGCTATCTTCAGTAGATAGGTCTATTTCATACCGTTTTGCTATCGCGGTAATGGATAGGCACAAGGAAGATTTCACCGATGCAGTTGAGGTTTTGTCCGACACTGGGTTAATTCTTCAAGACATTATGTCTACTTTACTTTATGTGTATAGAAGTGAATCTGTATCATGGGAGGTAAACGACAACGCAGCCCCTTTTTATGACGATAAGACTTCAATCGTAGCTGGGCATATAATAAACATTGAGGCTAAAATGAGATATGAAAGGGATTTTTGCTCAGTACCTTCCAACGGTTACGATTTCCCTTCAATAGATTTGGACATCTTGGTAATTGACGGGGGTTATTACAATTCAACATACATCACGCCTTTAATTGACGGGGGAATCTCATGAGTGGATACATAACAATAAAATTAAGACGCGGCACAGCTGCACAATGGACAGCATCAAATCCAATACTTGCAGAGGGTGAGATGGGTTTGGAAACAGATACACGAAAATTTAAAGTAGGAACGGGCGTAGGTGCTTGGAACTCTTTAAGCTATTGGGGTGGTTCGGGTGGTGGTGCGTCTGCGTTTGTAGACTTAACCGATGTACCCCCTTCTTACTCAGGGCAAGGTGGCAAACTTGTTCGAGTAAAGGCAGACGCAAGTGGGTTGGAATTTTACACCCTAACTATCGCAGCGGGTGACTTACCTACTGGCATAGACGCTGCAAAAATCGCGGACGGCTCTGTATCAAACACGGAATTTCAGTACTTAAACGGGGTTACTTCTGCCATTCAAACGCAATTAAACAACAAGGCGGACGAAGGCACAGCTGTTGCATTCACTTCGGTAAACATTAACGGAACGGGCGGTAACGGACATATCCATTTAAAGCATCAAAGCGGTGACCCTAACGTAAGCGCGAACAATACAACTATATGGGCGGATAACGCGGGTGATTTATACGCAAAGAATGACGGTAATCCAAAGGCTAAAGTACTAACAGCGGACGCGATAGGCTCAACCGTTCAAGGGTATTCAAGTGTGTTAGCAAATACTACCGCATCATTCACAACAGCAGACGAAAGTAAACTTGACAATATCACAATAACCCAAGCGGTTAACCTTGACACCCTCGAAACAGATTCCCACACACATAGTAATAAAGCAATACTTGATGCGACTACTGCGAGTTTCACTACGGCAGACGAAACCAAGTTAGATGGAATAGAGGCTTTAGCCGATGTAACCGATTCTGCAAATGTTGGAAGTTCTATTCACGGATCTACGGCCAAAACGACTCCAATAGACGCTGATACTATTCCATTGATTGATTCAGCCGCTTCTAACGTGCTTAAAAAGGTATCTTGGGCGAATATCAAAGCTACCTTAAAAACCTACTTTGATACGCTATACCAAGCAGCAGGGAGTTATCTTACAAGCGCAAATATCGTTCAAACCATAACCAACGGAGTAACCACAAACGCACCTTCAGAGGATGCGGTATTTGATGCGTTGGCAGGGAAACAAGCGACCTTAGTAAGTGGCACAAACATCAAAACCATAGAGGGGCAATCCTTAGTGGGTAGTGGTAACATAGATTTATCAAAAAGTGATGTCGGACTTGGTAACGTAGACAATACAAGTGATGCCAACAAACCCGTATCAACGGCAACACAAACGGCTTTAAACGCAAAGCAAAACACTTTAACTCTAACCACTACTGGGTCAAGTGGCGCAGCTACATTGGTGGGTGCTACTTTAAATATTCCCCAATACAGCGGAGGCGGTGGTATATCCGATGGCGACAAAGGAGATATAACGGTAAGCGGAAGTGGTGCAACATGGACAATTGATAACGGAGTAGTAACGGACGCAAAGTTAGGCACGGGTATAGATGCCGTTAAAATTGGGGCGGGTGGCGTAGATAATACCGAGTTCGGATATTTAAACGGGGTAACGTCTGCAATTCAAACGCAGTTAGATTCTAAGGTTGATGAAAACGCAGCCATCACGGGCGCGACAAAAACCAAAATAACCTACGATGCAAAAGGACTTGTAACCGCAGGGGCAGACGCTACAACCGCAGACATAGCGGATTCGTTAAACAAGCGGTATGTAACGGATGCGCAGTTGGTAGTTGTAGGAAACACAAGCGGAACAAACACGGGTGATAATGCCGTTAACTCATTGTATAGCGGTTTGGCAGCAAGCAAACAAGATACACTTGTCAGCGCGACAAACATTAAGACAATTAATGGAAGCAGCATACTTGGCTCAGGCGATTTGGTTGTTTCAGGCGGTGGCGGCAACACGCAAATTTACTTAGACCAATCCCCCGATAATGGTACTTATGCTCTATTAAGTGGCTCAATAAATGGTAGTAACACTTTATTTACCGTGTCGCAGGGTGTTTACATATCAGGCACTTTGGTGGTCGCACGTAATGGACAAGTATTAACGCAAGGTGGTTCAAATGATTGGGTAGAAACAACCCCTGCAAGTGGTACGTTTACCTTTAACACAGCACCCAACACGGGCGATATCCTTACAGCATGGTACAATAAGACAGTGGTGGTAGGTGCTAATTTTACATCAGGAACAGCAGCACCTTCAGGAGGTTCTGACGGAGATATTTATTTACAATACACATAATAATCATAAT